ATGTTTCAATATTTTTTTGCCAATGTACTTCTTACCACTTGGTACATGCACAACTTCATATATAAACCCAATTGCATCGTCAGGCATTCCATCAATACTGTCTATATTATTATTTTTATACATCCACATTGCTCAAATATCAATTCTCATTCTAAATGTTATTGGGAACTCTCTTGGGATAGGAGTGGGTGCTGCTAATTTACCAAGCACGAGTAATTCATTTCTATCATTGTAAAACCCAATGGTCGTTATGTGTGGTGTTAGCACATCTGCTAAGCTTCCTGACGGTGCAAGTCCGAAGAATTCTGGAATTATTGAATGGGATGTTATAGTTTCACCATACGACGCACTAAAGTCTGATACACTGTATGTATATTGTGGTCTGACGAGTTCAGTTTTACCGTTTATTGTCGCCGTTGGGTTTGAACTAAAGTTAAACTCACTCGGTTGTATCGTTGCTTGAAAGTTTAATTCAGTTTTAGTATGCTGTGCTCTAAATTCTACTTCGAAATTAGACGATGCGATTGTTTGATATGATCCAGTGTCGGTTATTACAATAGTACCAAACTCATAAAAGATGTTACCGACGTGTGCGTTTGATCCACTGTGGTAGATGTTACCATATGCATCATCTAAAAAAGTCGCATTTGTCGCAGAATCTCGGATAATTAAACTATCTTGTTTAATTTTCTCATCGAATAATCTAGGGTCAATTTGTATAATGCTCGCACTATTGTGTATAAGTTGAACGGTTTCAGTCTTATACTCTGTGGTATAAAACTGTTGCCTAACTGACGAAAAAAATGGCCCTTTGTAGAACCCACCCGGTGTGGTCGGTGCAGTTTCTATGTAAAAAGTTCCAGGTGTTTCGTGTACTTGATTAACCGACAGATATTCACTATCATGTGCTAATATAAATTTGCGATGCGTGACAAAGTCACTTCTACTAAAATCGGTTGGATTTAAATTTTTCATTCATTAAAAGTCGACTTTGACTTTTACCAATGTCTCCGCATCTCTACCATTTTCTATAGGTTTACTTACCTTTGCAACGGCCAGTAATTCATTTGCATTATTATACATTCCAACCGTTGTTATGTATGTAATGGGGTCATTGTATAAGTCATCTATAATTTGGTTAGATGAGCCTGTCACATATGCTGGATTATTAGAGAAATTAAACTCAGTATTTCGAACACGGACAAAGTAATTTTGTGATGTAATATTTACCGAACTACGTGCAGTTACTGAGTTTAGTTCATCAAATAACGAAAAATGATTATTATCATAAGAACCACTTGTTGAATTAGCCGATGATATTGTAACTGCCGATATGGTGTTGTTGATCGCCGCTGCATTTAAGATAATAACTCCACTTTCTGGATAAATTTTTCCGTATCCAAGATTATTAGATGCGGTGTAATCATTAACACCAGCACCGATGGTACCTATCCCTAAGTTGTATACAAGTCCGCCTGGCCCGACTGTCGGATTTGCAACCGATGGTGAGTCATCAACCAAAACCAATGTACCTATAGTTATAGAAAAATTACCTTCACCTAACTTCTCTTTAATACGTGCTCTGCTAAAGTTTAATACAAAAATATCGTCTGCTTCATAATCGTCAGCGACTGTGTTATTATAAAATTTAAACTTATCCTGACCCTTGGGTAGTAGTGTATTTGCAAACTGCTTGTATACAGCCTGAGTTGGTCTCTTGGATGTGTTATCCACTGATACCAATGGGGTTCCCAAACCAGTTATATGCCCATACCCAACCGTGAACTGAACACGTGCGTTTGAATCACTTGATGGATTTGCATTATACACGTTGAGATAGTACAATGCACTACCTGCAGGTGTTATTTCAGTTGCTTGAGATCCGGTGAAGAACGATGTTATAGTACCTAGATTATTACTAAATACTCCCTGTGTAATTTCTTTTTTTATTGTTACAATGTCTTGTGCATCGAACTGTTTGTATATATTTGCCATTATGTGTTCTATAAATTATGTAAGTTGACGTGTTATTATAACATTGATATTAGACGTTGCACCACTTTCGTTACCAGTTAATCGAATTGTTCCAGTTCGAGCAATATTGACAACCGTAGCTGGGTAGAATCTGATCATCGTTGCTGAGACAGATTGTACAATCTTCCCGGTGCCTGCATCTTGTATTAGATTGCTCTGTCCAAATTGCGTGGCGGTAGGTGCGACTTCAATTCGACCAAGTCGTGTGTCTGATAGCAACGCAGTGTAACCGAATTGTCTACCATCGAGTGCAGGAGTTGTCGATATATTTAAGTCAATGAAATCTTTCTCACCAGCAATCACTTCAATTGCAGTAGTACCAAGTATAATTTTTGGTATTTGTTTGGTGTTTGATGGCAGTGATACTAGTTTATATCGCATAAGTAATGTCTCATCAGGAACTGCCTCGGTCACTGGCATGCTTTCTATTGCAGTGCCGTAGAATGCACTACCGAGTGGGTGCTTAGCATCATATAGTGAGTAATCTATTTCGTCGTCTGCTAATGCAAATTTGGTTACATTAAATTGTCCTGTTGCTAATAACTCTCGTCCCTTGTTAGTCAGCACCGCGTCGATTATTTGTGTATTATTATTAAGATATGCCATGTTGCGTTAATTTGTTTTTTTTAAAAATTTTACTTGAAGTATCAGAATTTTGTCTATATCAATAAATATATATTTATTTAAATTTAACGGACAGTTAATTTAACATCCCCATCTGGGTCTGTTACTAGTGTTCTCGTATTTGTAACTCGAATTGTAATTACAGGATTTGTATCATCCTCGTCCACACCCCCACCATCTCCAGGTGGTCTCGTATTATCTCTTACATCATCATCGGTGTCTGGAAAGTCAGATGCAAATACTTGAATGGAGTTTGATAGAGCAGTCTGAGTTGATTTGTATAAAAAGAATCTACCATGTAATGTAACAAGTCTGCGATACTCACGTGCGAGTTCTTGATATTGAGATGAACCATCTACTACACCTGCGATATCTACGTGAATCTGTGCCATCTCATCTGAATAGTCAAATTTATATACTTTAAATTCGAATAATTCTCCAAATGCATCACGCACTCGTATGATACCAGTTCCATCTATTTTATTATTATGTAACGCCTGTGACTCAAATCCATCATTTAGTATAATGATGTTCGTATCCTGTGATATAAATGACTCAATATCATCTTCATTAATAATGGCAAAGAGCGCATTTGGCTCACTAACATCAATTACGTCTCCGAGTATTTGTTCAAAGTATGCTACAATTGGATTTTCTTCATTACCAATGCTAGTATCACTACCAGATACTTCAGATGAACTCTCAATAACACCTACGACGTAATCACTAGCACCACCGACTTCAATAAAAGTGTCTGTTGGATTTGCTGCATAATATGCCTCGGTAAGTTCACTTGCCCCAATCCGAGGCGCCTTGCTTCTATTCAAAAAGTGAGGCTCTATAAATATGGATGTTGTTAAATCACTTCTTTCTGGTACAAATTTTCGTATGTTATCAAATAAAGTTTTATCAAAATTTCGTATGTATTGTAAAAAGAATGATACTTTTTTATTAGATTGCACATCTGCGAAGAACGCATCAACCGTTGATTGTAATACAGCGTATTCCGATGCATATGCATCTAATGGATTCCCATATGAATCAAGTAGATCAGTCGACCCAAAGTGAGATAATATTATTTCGTTAGTAATATCAGTCGGAGAAAATCCTATAACTAATTTACTACTATCCACCATCTGAGTGGTTAGTTCTAAGTTGGATGTATCATTAACTGCCTCCAATACTACCTCAACTTGCTTGGGTATTGAATCCGTGTATGTCACAGTGCCACTACCTCGTATTATATTAATAGAGAGTGTGCCTGGCAGGTGTGTGATTGTAGTACTATATACACGATCTTGATCCATTTCCTCGAGAGTATCAATAGAAAGTGTAGTTTCTACCATTTTAGCGTCTCGATATTCGATTCGGATCATTTCGACAATTCTACCCAATGCATCAGGTGTTATTTGAATTGAAGTTTCTAACATGGCAACTGAAGTTATTATGTCTTCGGTTGATGATAATTTTGGAGTTAATACATTTCCGGTTAAACGTTGCCCGAGTCCTTGATGTCGAACTTTATTATTACCAAGTATGTCCGACCCTATGTTGGTTACATCAATTGAGTCAAGTCGTGTATATCTTTGAAAGTTCGGAGCAGCCAGTCCACTGCAGTCTATTGTAGTTGGATATGTTGGGTTAAATACTAAGTTAGGTAGCACATTGGACGCTGCATTATTCATTGCGTTGTTTGACGCAGTGTCAACTCTAAATAATAAGGCAGTTGGTATTTGTAATGGGTCTGTAATTTTTACTGAGATTGGGTACTTAGTATGCTCTTTAATGTCTGATATACTTACCTCAGTCGACCATACACGAAGTTCTACTAAATTTCCACTATATTGATTACCAAATTCCCATGCGTCAATGTCATCAAACACCGAATCGAGTTCAGATATTGTATTGTTGACAAATTTAACATCATCTTCGATGAATGACTCAGATTCTTGATTAAACTTATGTAATGATAGTTGATATGCAGTTGCCCCAACTTTTTGAAATACCACATTTGTCAATATTGCATCAGTGTGGTCGTCGTATAGCGTAGGAATGACCGATGATTCTATAATAAATGATACATTTCCGTTGGTTAGTGTAGCCCGAATGAACCCACCAATATTAGAATCTGGAACACTTGCGAGGGTCAATTGACTGCCAGCCGTCGACGTAGTTGCTGTGAAGAATATTTCACCAGCCGATGATGTGTTAGTAAACGACCCCATGACCTCGATAGTATTTAGTGAAGACGCAACATCATCATCACTGCTTATAGTATCACCTGTATCGAATCGAATTAAACGTGTGGACGTTTCTGACCGAAATACAGATTGTAATGCACTCGGAGTTTGAAATGTACCAAACTCTTTTATAAATAATGTAGATGCTGGAATTCCATATGATGCTACCAATCCACGAATTGCTTTCTCAGTACCTTTATGCTTTAATAAGAATGGTAAGTTGGTTAGCAACTTACGAGCAGTTTCTCGTTGCTTGTTCTGAAAGTTAAAACTTACATCGTTACTTATTGGTGATTCTGTAGTATCAGTTCCTAATATATACTCCCACACATCTTTTTCAGAAAATCCAATGTCTAGTGTATTGCCATATGCCTCGATTAACGTAGTAGATAAATCACTGGATAGTCCTCTGAATGGACTTTCTTGCCAATCATATAAATTATTCAATTCAGTAACATATAACCATATATCATCATACATTTGACCAAGCATATCTACAAATAAGATATAGTTCTCGTTGTCAGCATTGTCACGAATAAACGACGGTGTATTATTTCTTAAACTATCGACATTACGTGCATCGAAGTCTTGTGCGATAGTAGACATCACGTTGAACCATTGAGTTGCCTCGGGGGTATCCACTGAGTATAGTGTTGCTCCACTTCTAGGCCATGTTGCATTAACTGCATCTGATTCGAATATGTACTCATCATCTATAAACAACATCCCACTTTTGTCATATAGAAATGATTCATACCCATCAAATGATATTTTTATAAGTCGAATTTTTTCATCAATTCGTGTAAGTTCGGTTGTGGAAATTGAAGTAAATGCACTACGAGATGTAGTCAGTTGCTCGAGTTCTTTTAGTTTGTATCGAAAATTTATAAGTCTTTCTTCAGCAGAACTAAATTTTATAAAGTTATTGAAGTTTGTGTAGTTTACATTAATTTCTTTATCAGAGTTTTTTTCAGATAAATAATAATCGATTATTTTAGATTGCGTTGCTGTATTTCCAAGAGTAAGATCGTCGAATGATTTATATGATGAAAATGTGTTAGTCTGTCCGTTCTCTATCTCAGATTGCCAGTTTGGATTTAACGTTATAGGTTTGATGGTACCTTGATATTCTGTTAGGTCTATATCAACCGTGAATCCATTTGAAAATATTTTAGAAAAATGAACTAAATCTTTAATCGACAAGTCATCAACTAACTCATACATTTTAACTACGATAGACCCAAGTTGATCGATTTCATTACTAATCTGATTTAACACACCACCATCCACATAGTTTGTTGATAGATATGAGTTACCATCGTCTGCAATAATTCGGTATTGTAAAAATCTATCAGACTCTGTAAGTTCTAGTGCCGTGACTGTATGGAGTGACGTATCGAATCGTTGCTTGAATAAATCGAGTAATAATCTATTATCAAACTCACGTCTACTAACCATGCCATCAGCTGGGTTACCTGCACTTAAAACAGAGTTATGCACAACCTTAATTTCAAGTCGGTTACCGACTGATAGGTCGATTTCACTGGGTTCATGTGATATGATTGTATATAGTTCAGAGTCGTAGTAAAAATATTGATTTGCATCAGACTCACGAATAACTGCACCTGCACTGTCACGGTATTCGTTGATCGATGCATCGAAAAGATCAAACAACTCAGCTGGGGTATTATTGTCTGACTTAAATTGAGTCAGTGCCTCCGATAAAGTTTTTCCTGTATAATTCCCTATCTCAAAACTAGTAGGGGGTGGATTGGGGTTGTCCGGAGTTGGAGTACCTTCGTTCTCAAAGTTAAAGTATACACTCAAGTCCGACAGTGGCATAGATGTAGTCCCCTCAGTAGGCACCTGTCCAATAGTTTTCCACTTACTTGCATTTCTCATACCAATGTCATTGATTGATATTAATACACCAGTCAATTCATTATAATACTTAACGGTGAAGTCATCTCCGATTTTTCTTTCAGATACATCCAATATGACTGCTTCTAGAGTTGCTAGTTGAGCTAAATTTGGTACGGTTATTGGGTCACGTACGCTAGCATCAACTGGTACTGTCGTACCAAAATCAACTCCTATAGAGTTATCGAAACCTGGTAAAAGTTGAATTGCGATATTACGAGTGAGGTCATCGAATCCATATATATAGTCTACAACACCAACATCATTGATTGTGTGTATGTTAATAGTAACAGGTGTAGTTATTGTAAATCTTGACTTATCTACACCCCATGACGACAAATTACCATCGTCAAATTGATTAACGGCACCATCTGTCACTGACTCTGGTGGTGTCCGCAGAGGACGTAACTTCAGTACATAGTATGATTCACGAATTAATTTAGTAAAGGTGAGATCAGGTACCCTCATTTCGACGTTTACATCACCAATTTTTTTTAAGGTGTAGTCACGATCTATAACTAACGCAGATGCCTGAGCATCGGTCAGTGACACTGGTTGATTTGCATTACCAATATACGCAATTGTATCAGTACTCGGTGAATACTCATACTCAAGCACCACCTGCAATTCGATAGTTCCATTTGCAGGTAGAATGGTATCACGTACTACACCTGCACCTATAACTTTAAATTCTGTATTTGACATGTTAGATATCACCTATATTATTAAGTATCTCTTCCATGTAATTATTGATAATATTACGTGACTGAGTGGTAAGGATTTGCTTGAATTGATTTGCAATACCCGTGCGTTGTGCCTTAGTGGTAGCTGCATCAAGTTTACTCGTATAGTCATTCCGCAAAGTCTCTCCATACTTGTTGATATCATCTAAAAATAAGTCTTTTTTTGCTAGGTATTGCTCAGAAAGACCTATCATGATAATAGATGCTCGGTCAATCGCTTGACGATTTGCATCACTTTCATATCCTTCACTATATGCCTGAGTGCGTAAAATTGATACAATGTATCCATACAAACTGTCAGTGAGAATAGAAAAGTCTAACTCACGGTTTGTAAATATACTAGGACGTTTTTCGAATAATTTATTAATAACCAACGGGCTGAAAAATATTTCTGCATGGTCTGGTAGATATTTCATAAACCCATCATATGATGAGTCATCTATATCACGATTGACTCTCAAGTAGTCTTTGAAACTATTAAATTTACGAATGAAAGAAACATCGTTTGATAGTGGAGTAAGTCTAACCTCAGTTCTATCAGGGGATATTTCAGTAACAATAAATTTATTATCAACACTAGATAGCATATCAAACATGTCTATATATAACTCGAATCTAATAGAATACACTCCACTTTTTAATGTTTCTTCAGATTCATTGATTTTCAATACAGAGTCTCGTATAAGTGAAATCATATCTTCTTCATCGACGATCTCACTCACCTCGTCGTATGATAAAATTTCTTGTTTTATAAAATTTTGTGTCGAATCGAACACATTGCATATGATAAATACGTCGGATGAGTCTGTCTTCGTTATTGATTCTTCGAACTCTTGTATGATAGATTCATCTACATCCGTTAAATTACGTGTATACTCAATATTTTGTATTACTTTCTTCATAATGTTTGTTGTCGTTCGTTACGTCTGTTCAGGTGGGTCATTCGGTGTAGATTCGGCAATATCGTTGAATGACTGTGCTATTGGTTGTGTTTCATTGTCCTTCGTCTCGACTATGTTAAGTGCGTCGGTAAGTGTTACAATATCATTCATCATATTTTCAATTTTATCATAAGATGCGATGGTTTCACTACTTGACGACCCCCCAATATTGCTCGTAAAGTTTTCCAATAGTTCAGTATACTCACGGTCGAGGTTAGTGAGTTCAATGAGTAACGATTGGAGTAACTCTCGTGATACTAGTTCATTAATAAATAGACTCGATGGAATGTAGTTAATTACTTTTTTCATATTTAGTATATTAACTTTATTCACTCGCAGTTCATTGAATGGATTTTTAAACTCACTCATAATTATCTAAGTCCAAGTATGTTTGTGTTGAAAAATGCACCTAGAGAACGAGTTACTGACAAAGATATGGTTTTAGTTATGATCTCTGAGTTATAAATTTCAAATTTGAGGTCGACGTGCCCTGTGTATGATGCTGTGAGTATGGTAGAATCAGATCCATCAGGAAATCCTAGTTTTATAGATATTGCATCCGATGTTAATGTATCATATGACGTGTCTATGAACAGCTCAAGTTCAGTATCAAATCCAGTTGGGTTGATGTAAATCGGACTAGCATCAGTTTGTAAGTTAACCGATTGATTTTGTAATGAATCTATTTTAAAGTTAAGTACGTCTGTCCGACGGAGTCGGTCACTGTCAAGTATGTCGAGTGGATTTACAGACAGACCTAATCTCGGATCAATTCGTAAGTTAACCACATCAGTTCGTAGGTTTTTAAATCTAATCATACTAGGTTGTATGTCTGACGTTATATCACGTCGTCGTTCATCGAGGAGTATACTAAACGAATCACCTCCGACTAGTTGATATAAGACTCCTGTAGGGTTGTTATCGGTGTCAAGTACTTGCGTATATCCAGGAATCATCACAGACCACTGCGAACGTTCTGCTTGGGATGTTGCTGACTCAATTCCGACCGCAGTATTCTCTAGTATGGTACGAGTGTCAACTAATGCTTCATCAACGGATGGTGCAGTTAACATCACGGTATTTAATCTCGCTCGTAATAACTCTATTTGACTCACCCTAGCATCTCTCGCATCTATCAATGAGTTATATAAATCAATCTCAGTCGTAAAATCCGTGCGTAATTTTGTCGGATAATATGGTATCGATCTTTTAATAGTCAATAAATCATATGTGGTTGATTTGAGATTATGAAATGGATTTATAAATGACATATCACTCAATCAAATTAAATGTAAAGTTTTTATCTATATATTGAATACTACCATCACTTGCTATAATCTTTATGATTATTCTATAAAATCTTTCAGGCTCCCATCCTACGAAGTTTTGATTAAAATAACTACCAAACTCATCGCAACTTATTTTCGAAAACTCAGAAAAGGGAATAATCACATCTTTGGTAACGTTATCTATTATAGAATAATATGAAGTCGGTGGTAATCTATATAAGACCGAGTACGGTGACGTATCACCGAAGATTGGTTGTACAAAATTTGGCCTACTTCTGAGTCTAAATTTATATGTGTTATTTGTTTTATATTGAGACTTTAGGTTACTCACTACACAGAATGTATTCTCATCCGTTACTTCTACAATGCTACCAGTTACTTGTTGTGAATCGTCCCACCGTATTGAAAGTTTAGGGCGATAAATTGTATTAGTGTCCGAACTAAAGAAGTTAACTTCACCATAATTTTTTTCATCAGTTTCCTCTGCGTTTGTATATTTTATTAAAAATCCATTATTATCATAGGTTCCATCAATCCAACCCATGACGATATCTGTGACATTGAATTTGACATCTATTGCCTGTGTGTCAAACTGAAATGATGCTTTTGATCCTGTGATATAGTCACCACCTGGTGTATTCCACTCCAATCCACCTAAGTAATCTCGATATAACCAAGACACTCCGTCTGTTGTTTTAGGAAGGTCTTGTCGCTTGCCAAGTCCCATGTCCCATGAATTTAGTACAGGATGCACATCTAATGTAAATGATGCGGGTAGTTCCTTGAGGTCGGTTGTGCTTAATTCTAAATTAAATGTAGGATTCACAATGCTACCATCTGAGATACTTGCGGATAGTACCGATACATCATACGTAAGTAGTAGTCGTGTATTTATATGAAATATATCATCTTTTATTTTAAATAAATTCAGAATAGCATCAAGTCCAGTGTTTTGCATCTGGTAATCAGAGTATATGCTTGCGTCTTTATTTGATTGTAAGAAAAATTGCATTATTTTACTTTCCCCTTAATGTCAGAGTTTGGAAACTTTATTTCAAATACAGAAGGTTCAATCGATGGATGTATCACTTTATCACGAGTTGCATTCTCAATTGGATATAGTGAATTAGAGTAATTACCATCTACTTTATTTAGTACCTTTACGTAATTAACAGTGCGAACACCCTCTACATTACCTAGTTGAAGTTCTAAATCATTTAAATAAATTGGTTGATTGAAGTCCATCTTATCAATCGAGAAAAATTCTTTTACTGCCTCTATCGATCGAATCAATACTTCATTTTTATTAAATGAAGAATATACCGATAATTCAAAATCTACCCCTATGTTAATAACATATCCATCTAATAAATTCACACCATCTGTCAGCATTCTATATTGGTTTAAGTATATGGATAGGTTTTTTTTCAATTGCGAATTACATACTGCTAAATTACCGTTTGAATCATATGATAGCACAAATGCATCTATCGTGGGTGAGTTGAGTGAGTTTGTTCCTGACTTTTTGTGACGAGTTGCATGTGCCTTCGACATATTACCAAATCGTTCTGGTAGAGAAAATATTCGTGCTTTATAGTCGTCTGCAGTGACACATCGTTTCTGTGAAGCAAATGACTTCAGTGCATTCTCACGGATTTCCTCAGGACTAAGTCTACCTCTACCACCAGTGGCAGGTACTGGATTTGTTACAGTCAGAGTCTGTTGTATTTGGTTTAACGTGCTTCGTTGCGTTGTATTAAGAGTTTGAGTTGAATTGCTATACGAGACTTCGTATAAGTCTACCAGGTCATTCTGTCCGACGTTTGCCTCGACTCCATTCCCAACAGTGTAGTTTATCGTTAAAGT